TTACGGGGTAATGCCAACCGCTGCCGCCACTTTGTCGCCACTTGGCAGCGTTGCCAGAGGATTGAAACGGAGCGCCGTTTCCAGATGATCCGGTGCCAGATGTGCGTAACGCATAGTCATTTTTATATCGTGGTGTCCGAGAATTTTTTGTAAGGCCAGAATGTTTCCACCCGACATCATGAAGTGCGCCGCAAACGTATGGCGCAGAACGTGTGTGAGTTGACCGCGAGGGAGCACGATAGACGTTTTTTCCATCACGGATAAAAATTGAAAATAGCAGTCTGTGAAGAAATTGAACCCATCAAGCGCCATGATCTCTTCGTAAAGCTCTTTACTGATAGGGATGCTTCTGTTTTTCTTCCCCTTCGTTCTTACAAAGGTAATTCGGTATTTGGTCACCTGTGAACGAGTAAGATTTACGGCTTCTCGCCAGCGTGCGCCTGTGCTTAAGCATATCTTAACTACCAGTGCCAGAATTGGGTCCTGACGTTTGCAATCAGCCAGTAATTCAACAATCTGCTCATGGGTAAGCCATGCCATCTCTTTTTCTGCGATGGTGAATTTTCGCATGTTCTCCAGTGGGTTCGGATACGACCATTCGCCCAGGCGGGATAGTTCGCTAAAAACACTACTTAGATAGCTTTGCTCCAGGTTAATGGTGACCGGGCTTGCTCCTTTCTTCCATTTCTCGCTGAAGTAGATCTCACCTGTCAGGCGTTTATCTCGATAGTGGGCAAACATTTTAGAGGTTAGATCAGTTGCAAGGGGATTGCCCAGAGCGTCAACCATCAGCAGCAATTTGTCATAGACATGCTGCCCAGCAGTTAGTGATTTACCATGTAGTTTGAACCATAGCTCAACCACGTCTTTCAGTGTTCGACGATCCACTGATTCACCTAGCCAGGGCTTTGCTTCGGTTTCTTCCATCGTGTGACGCTCAAAAGCCAGTGCTTCGCCTTTGGTGGCGAATTGTTTACGCACACGACGCCCACTACGTCCGGCGGGGTAACATTCGCAAAGCCATTTTCCTGTGGTGAGTTTTCGTACAGCCATAAAAAATGCCCTCCAATAGAGAGCATTTTTACTGTATGTATAACCAGTGTCAATGTATGAAATCCTGCGACCATACATCTCACTGAAGCCATAATGAAGTAGGCTATTCTTTTTGCTATGTGATCATGTAACTTTTGCGGTTAACCTGAGGCTCATTTTTATTTTAGGCGCAGATATAAAAGCAAAAGTTATCGTGAGTTTTTAGTACAGATTTTTTTGGATTTACTAATAGTTCCATCATTGCAAACGAATTTGCCATCAGAGGTACAGTGAGAAACACCTCCCTTTTTCCCTGAGCAGGGATAATTTCTAGCATAGGTAGCTAGTGGGTTTAATAACAAAGAACATGACAAAACCACAAAAAATACCTTACCAAGCATAATTTCCTCCCGGTACTATTTAACATACTTGACTGTTAAACTTATAATTTTACCAATTATTTCAATGTCTTCTATCTTACATTCAAAGGCTCTGTTTCCACCCTCGACGAAGATTCTTCCACCGGGTAAACGAGTAATGTCACGGATCGTTATTTCGCCATCAATACTTATTACCCATTTACCATCACGTATATCATCAAATTCCTTATCACAAATAAATTCAGAATTATTATCTGTGATTACAAAAAGATTCTTGAATGCCGACGGTAGAAATTCTCTATCGAAAATATAAAAACCGTCTTCACACAAGGCCCCATCAGATAATACATATTTAGCAACTTCCATAGTATTTGTATTACCTGAAGTTTGCTTTGAACCATGCCCGGTTGTGAGCCAATTAAGCGAGGTGCCTGTTTCAAGGGCGCACTGGATTACCCATTCTGCTGGGAATGAGTCACGCATGTAGCGTGTGGCGAGTGTACTTTTAGAGATTCCTAAATGATCGCACAACGCCTGTCGAGTCTTGAATCCATAAGCTTCTACCATGCGCTCTATGGCGCCTCGTCCGCCTTTCTCCAAATTCATGGTCACTCCAAGTGAACTTTTATCTTGACGATTTCACCGTGCGATCGTATGTTTATGGTGTTCACAAAATACAAACGATCCGTATTCGTCCTGATTAATCATCATTAAACGAGGAATGTTGCATCATGAGACCTAACATTTCAATCACTCTTACCACGCCTCATGTGACTATTGAACGCTATAGCGAGCTGACAGGGCTATCCATCGATACCATCAATGACATGTTGGCTGATGGACGCCTTATCCGTCACCGTCTGCGCAAAGATAAAAAACGCGAAAAAGTGATGATCAACATAGCAGCAATGACCGTTGATGCGCTTTCAGAATGCAATCTAAACCTTAATTAGTTCGATTCTGAAATACATCAGAGGCATTGACCATGTTTGATTACCAAGTTTCCAAACATCCACATTTTGATGAAGCCTGTCGTGCATTTGCACTGCGCCACAATCTGGTGCAACTGGCAGAACGTGCAGGCATGAATGTGCAGATTCTGCGGAACAAGCTGAACCCAGCTCAGCCTCATTTATTAACCGCACCAGAAATCTGGCTGCTTACCGATCTGACTGAAGATTCAACGCTGGTAGATGGTTTTCTGGCACAGATTCATTGTCTGCCATGTGTACCGATTAATGAGGTGGCAAAAGAGAAACTGCCACATTACGTCATGAGTGCAACCGCAGAGATCGGGCGTGTTGCTGCAGGTGCGGTGTCTGGCGATGTAAAAACCTGTGCCGGTCGTCGTGATGCTATCAGCAGCATTAACTCTGTAACACGACTGATGGCGCTGGCGGCTGTTTCATTGCAGGCCCGTTTACAGGCTAATCCTGCGATGGCGAGTGCAGTTGATACCGTGACTGGCCTCGGTGCTTCATTTGGTTTGCTGTGAGGTGCTTATGCTGACGAAAGAACCATCATTTGCATCGCTGCTGGTTAAACAAAGCCCGGCAATGCATTACGGTCACGGCTGGATCATGGGGGAGGATGGTAAACGCTGGCATCCGTGCCGTTCACAAGATGAATTGCTGGCAGAACTATCTACGAAAAAACGGGGGAACAAATGGCTATTGAAGGCACTGCGGCGACTGTTCCATTAAGCCCCGGTGAACGCCTGAATGGACTTAATCACATTGCGGAGTTAAGGGCGAAAGTTTTTGGCCTGAATATTGAGTCAGAGCTTGAGCGGTTTATTAAAGATATGCGTGATTCACGGGATATTAATAGCGAACAAAATAAACGGGCACTGGCTGCCATATTCTTTATGGCAAAAATTCCAGCTGAACGTCATAGCATCAGCATTAATGAGCTGACCACTGACGAAAAGCGGGAGTTGATTAAAGCAATGAATCATTTTCGTGCAGTGGTGAGCTTATTTCCCAGACGGCTAACCATGCCGAATTAACCAACTAATGAAATTAATGGCGTAAACCCGCCGGGCATCCCTTTATCTAAATTCAGGAGAATTGATTATGCGTAATATTGAAACCCTCTCGACCAAAACCGGACCGGATGACGCAGGGCTTAATATTTTACTGACAGAGGCTCGTCTGGAAGAACGCCGGGCAAGGGCTGAAGCAATGGCAGCTCGCCTTGATAGCCTGGCGTGTCATATCACATCCCGCCAGCTAACCCACGTCGAAGCGGCAGAACTGCTTCGTGTGACTGCTGAAGCAATCCAGAACGAAGCGCAGGAGATCCACTAATGGCTGATGCAATGGATCTCGTACAGCAGCGCGTTGAAGAAGAACGCCAACGCCATATCCGTGCTGCCCGTGCCAAAACGCCGGGCGTGTCCCGCGTGCTTTGCATTGAGTGTGAAGCGCCAATTCCGCCAGCACGCCGCCGTGCCATTCCGGGTGTGCAGCTTTGCATTACCTGTCAGGAAATCGCAGAGCTGAAAGGCAAACATTACAACGGAGGTGCTGTATGAGCACCATCCTGAAATGGGCGGGAAATAAAACTGCCATAATGTCCGAACTAAAAAAACATCTTCCTGCTGGCCCGCGACTGGTTGAACCTTTCGCGGGTTCCTGTGCTGTGATGATGGAGACGGATTATCCCAGCTATCTGGTTGCGGATATTAATCCTGATTTAATCAACCTCTATAAAAAGGTTGCCGCTGATTGTGAATCGTTTATATCTCGCGCCAGAGTTTTATTTGAGATCGCAAACAGGGAGGTGGCTTATTACAACATAAGGCAGGAGTTTAATTACTCAACTGAAATTACTGATTTCATGAAAGCGGTATATTTCCTGTATCTCAATCGTCACGGTTACCGTGGTTTATGTCGCTATAACAAGAGCGGGCATTTCAACATTCCCTACGGTAATTATAAAAATCCGTATTTCCCTGAAAAAGAAATTCGCGCATTTGCAGAAAAGGCCCAGCGAGCAACGTTTATCTGCGCCAGCTTTGATGAAACGCTGGCGATGTTGAAGGCGGGGGATGTGGTGTATTGCGATCCGCCGTATGACGGTACGTTTTCCGGCTATCACACTGACGGCTTCACTGAAGATGACCAGTATCACCTGGCATCTGTTCTTGAACATCGGTCATCAGAAGGACATCCGGTCATTGTTTCTAACAGTGACACATCCCTGATCCGTTCGCTGTATCGCAATTTTACTCACCACTACATCAAGGCAAAACGCAGCATCGGTGTGGCAGCTGGCGAGGGTAAATCAGCAACAGAAATCATTGCTGTTTCCGGGCCGCGCTGCTGGGTGGGATTTGATTATTCGCGTGGCGTGGATAGTTCTGCCGTGTACGGAGTACGTGCATGAGTCATGCCGATATGAACAACTGCTGCGGCTTTAACGAAGCTGCCGCATCGTTCTCATGGAACAGCTCGAAAAAGGCCATTAACCCTTATCTGGACCCGGTGGAAGTTGCGCCGGTTTCTACGCTTTCAAACCTGATCACTCTGTACGCTGCCGATAACGAGCAGGAACAGCTGCGCCGTGAGGCGCTGAGTGATCAGGTCTGGGAGCGTTATTTCTTTAATGAATCCCGTGATCCTGTCCAGCGCGAAATGGAACAGGATAAGCTCATTAGTCGGGCAAAGCTGGCGCATGAGCAGCAGCGTTTTAATCCGGATATGGTCATTCTGGCGGACGTCAACGCCCAGCCTTCCCATATCAGCAAGCCGCTGATGCAACGTATTGAATACTTCAGCAGCCTGGGCAGGCCAAAGGCTTATTCCCGCTATTTACGTGAGACGATTAAGCCATGTCTGGAACGACTGGAGCATGTACGCGACAGTCAGCTATCTGCATCTTTTTGCTTTATGGCAAGCCATGAAGGGCTGGACGGCCTGCTGATCCTGCCTGAAATGAGTCAGGATCAGGTGAAACGCCTGTCCACCCTGGTAGCTGCGCATATGAGTATGTGCCTTGATGCCGCTTGTGGCGATTTGTATGCTACCGATGACGTTAAGCCAGAAGAAATCCGCAATACATGGGAAAGGGTGGCAGCGGAAACCCTGCGTCTGGATGTCATCCCGCCTGCGTTTGAGCAACTCCGTCGGAAAAGAAACCGCCGTAAACCCGTGCCCTATGAACTCATTCCGGGTTCGCTGGCGCGTATGTTGTGCGCCGACTGGTGGTATCGGAAATTATGGAAGATGCGTTGCGAATGGCGGGAAGAGCAGTTGCGTGCTGTCTGCCTTGTCAGCAAAAAAGCATCTCCCTATGTCAGCTATGAAGCCGTGTTGCATAAACGTGAGCAGCGCCGTAAGTCGCTGGAGTTTTTCCGTTCTCATGAACTGGTGAACGAAGACGGCGACACGCTAGACATGGAGGATGTGGTAAACGCCAGCAGCAGCAACCCTGCGCATCGCCGCAATGAGATGATGGCCTGTGTTAAAGGTCTGGAGCTTATCGCGGAAATGCGCGGTGACTGCGCCGTTTTCTACACCATCACCTGTCCGTCACGTTTCCATTCCACGCTAAATAACGGCAGGCCCAACCCGACCTGGACAAATGCGACGGTAAGACAAAGCAGCGATTATCTGGTCGGTATGTTTGCTGCATTTCGTAAGGCGATGCACAAAGCCGGGTTGCGCTGGTATGGCGTGCGGGTGGCTGAGCCGCATCACGACGGCACAGTTCACTGGCACCTGTTGTGTTTCATGCGCAAAAAAGACCGCCGCGCCATTACAGCATTGTTGCGTAAGTTTGCTATCCGTGAAGACCGCGAGGAGCTGGGCAATAACACGGGGCCGCGCTTTAAGTCTGAGCTGATTAACCCGCGCAAAGGAACGCCGACAAGCTACATAGCGAAATACATCAGTAAGAACATTGACGGGCGTGGTCTGGCTGGCGAGATCAGCAAGGAAACGGGTAAATCTCTGCGTGATAACGCTGAATACGTGAATGCCTGGGCGTCTTTGCATCGTGTTCAGCAATTCCGCTTCTTTGGCATTCCGGGGCGTCAGGCTTACCGTGAACTGCGATTGCTGGCTGGTCAGGCGGTAAGGCAAAAGGGGGACAAAAAAGCAGGTGCGCCGGTACTGGATAACCCGCGCCTTGATGCCATCCTGGCTGCTGCTGATGCTGGTTGTTTTGCCACCTACATCATGAAGCAGGGCGGCGTACTGGTTCCCCGTAAATATCACCTCATCAGAACCGCTTATGAAATCAACGAAGAGCCGACCGCCTATGGCGATCACGGCATTCGTATTTATGGCATCTGGTCACCCATTGCAGAGGGCAAGATCTGCACTCATGCAGTGAAGTGGAAAATGGTTCGTAAAGCCGTTGACGTTCAGGAGGCGGCAGCCGACCAGGGCGCTTGCGCCCCTTGGACTCGTGGCAATAACTGTCCCCTTGCTGAAAATTTGAACCAACAAGGGAAAGACAAATCAGCTGATGGGGATACCAGGACGGACATTACCTGCATGGATGACAAGGAGTTGCACGATTACCTGCACAGTATGAGCAAAAAAGAGCGCCGAGAACTGGCTGCAAGGTTACGCCTCGTGAAACCGAAACGGCGTAAAGACTACAAACAGCGAATTACAGACCATCAGCGACAGCAGCTCGTCTATGAACTGAAGTCCAGAGGATTTAATGGCAGCGAGAAAGAGGTCGATTTACTCCTTCGCGGCGGCAGTATTCCGTCAGGAGCAGGCCTGCGTATCTTCTATCGGAACCAGCGTTTGCAGGAAGATGATAAGTGGCGAAACCTGTATTAATTACGCGGGTTAACAATTCGTGCTCTTAATAATACCAGGCATATCAGGCTGATGAACGTAAAAAAACGTTTTACATCAGTAAGATTATTATATACTGTAAATATAAACAGTGGTTATGTATACAGTATTGCTTGTGGTGTCATAGGAGGAAAGATGCAGGACTATTTTTTGGAGTCTTTGAAGCTCCAGCGCATTGATTTTTTTCTTAAGCTTGTAGCGGCTAGTGAGTGTAGTGATGAAGAGAAGGGGCTGGCTTTGCAGTGGGTTTCTGAACTGACAGATGAACTCATGGCAAAAATCAGAACCCACGAATACAACCGCTCAATGGATGTCATCAGCTGAGGTGACTTTTATGCGCATTGAAATAATGATCGATAAAGAGCAGAAGATTAGCCAGTCTACCCTAGACGCCCTTGAATCCGAGCTTTACCGCAATCTGCGCCCCCTATATCCAAAAACGGTAATTCGCATCCGCAAAGGTAGCTCTAACGGTGTGGAACTGACCGGACTGCAACTGGACGAAGAAAGAAAACAAGTGATGAAAATTATGCAGAAGGTGTGGGAAGACGACAGCTGGCTGCATTAAGAAACCTTGCCCCCAAGAGAATTTATTCTGATGGGGGCTAGTTTGGGCAACGAGTGAAACGAGGCGTAAGGTGGGCGGCCATTTTGATAAGTGATTGTACGCTTTGTGTTGTGAGTTCAACGGGTCGATGCAACGCTATCCTTAATCAAGGGGACGTTGCTCATACCCATCGATGCAATGAAAATCCATACTCATGGGGAAGACCAGAATGTCCCTGCCTTTTTCATTTTGTTCAGCACATGCACTATGGCCATTGCCTTCCCAAGCTAGCTATCGTAATCACTCAGCGTCAGTAAACTACTGAAAAATTGTTTTACCTTGTATATCAATAATGCCAAATCATACCCAAAAAATCGAAAATAATTAGATCGACAGGCAGAAGGCAATGTGAATAATCTTAAAAACCTTGACTGCCAGTGAGGTTTGGTTCTATAAATAGACTTACGAATTTGAAAGGATGAGTTGAAATGAGCGAAAGGAAAAGAATTGAAGACCAGTATCTTCTCTATCATTTAACATGTATGGATAATCTACCTAGTATTTTAGACACAGGATTAAGATCTCGTGCATCAGTAAAAGGTGAGTTTGTTGATGTGGCCGACGGTGAAATAATAACAGGTCGCGAAGCATTAAATTTGCAAACAATGGTTCCTTTTCATTTCTTTACTAAGAATCCATTTGATGGAAGAGTCCTGAAAGATCATAAGGAAAAATCATTTTGTATTATTTCGGTTTGTCGGGCATTTGCCAAAGAAAATGGTTGGAAAGTTATCCCTAAACATCCATTATCCACCAGTTCTGTTATAGACCTCTTAGATTATGAACAAGGAATGGCCCAAATTGACTGGGAGCTTATGAATATAAGGGATTATAAAAATGCAGAATGCAAATCTGTATGTATGGCTGAGTGTTTATCAAGTGTAACGGTCGAGCCGAAAAATTTCCATTGCATCTTTGTCAAAAATGATAACGAAAAAAAATATGTTGAAGGGTTGATAAAACAACAAGGATTAAGTATATTGATAACGATCAACACTTATATGTTCTAATTCTATGATTAAGTATGCAAGCGGAAATCTTCTAAACTCTACATCGCAAGCTCTTGTGAATGCTGTAAACTGCCAAGGAGTCATGGGAAAGGGTATTGCTTTGGCTTTTAAAGAAACTTTTCCCTATAATTTCGAAGTTTATAAGAGAGCATGCGCCACTGGTACAATGAAAATTGGACAGGTTTTAATTGTAGAGGAAAAGGGAAAAATAATCGTAAACTTTCCCACTAAAGATAGTTGGAGAAAAAAATCAACATATGATTTTATCTCGCAAGGCCTTGAATCTTTAGCAAAAATTATAGACGAAAAAAAAATTACATCAATATCAATACCACCTTTAGGCTGTGGTAATGGGGGCCTCGATTGGAATAAGGTTGAGGCTCTTATTTTAAAAACTTTTCAAAATTTAGATAATGTTGATGTGGTAATTTATCCGCCTGCAACTAACAATCAACTTTCAAAAAATAAAAATGTTATTAATGCTAAGCATCTTTTGGTTCACTACGCCTATGGAAAATTAAAAGTTAAGCAAAAATATTCCCTTTATACAGTTTTTTATATTTGCGAATGTATTGAGAAAGCAAATCTTTTTTTATTCGATTTTAAACATGGTCGGCCATACTCTTCTGAGTTAGAAAATATTATGAAGGATATAGCAAACCTTAAAGTTGAGTTGCAAGGAGATTTTGATGCTTTTATTGAAGATTATATTAATACTCATCAATCCAAAGAGTTACAAACCGAGTTTGGTAAACTAATCTCAACTTTAAATCCAAGTATAAGTTTTCTCAATGCTCTTAAAAATAAGATTGATTATACAGATAGCGTACATGTGATCACGAGAATTGCTAAAGAAAAAGATCATGGCTTGCATATTGACAATTTCAAAGAATATGAAAATATTGTGCAGCATTTAATTAAAAATGGATTGGTAATCGAAGATATTTTTAACGAACTAAAAATAAAGGGAAGTTAGTAGCGCTATTTTCAATTTTTTTGCTGAAATTGCGCATGCACACTCTTACGCATTATAGATGCGGCGTTAATCCCGCCAGGAGTGTTGTTTAATAAATTGAACTATTTCTGCATTGAAGGATCAACTTACGCATTCGCTGACAACGCAGGCACTCTCCTGGCTAAGCAGAAATTCAGAGTAACCAACTGGCACTTTTACAACAATTTTCTTATCAGTTGCGGCTCCATGACTTTCTGGTGGGATAACAAAGCAATTAAGGCGTGGTATTGTAAGTATCCCGCATAATCATGCTAGTAACATTTGTCCCCCATGTAACCTAATTAAGGCAACTTCCGCTCTTCGCTCACAGTGAACCTCCATGTTTGTAAACCCGTATATTTCGTTTTTCAAGTGGTCATTCAGATACGGATTTTCACTTCTCTTGGCTGTGCATGTCTATGCCGCATGAATCCGCATGATCGTTTGAGGATCGTTTTTGCTGAGGCCCCCCAGAACTGGCGGGCTTTTGCTTATGTCATGCAGGTGCATGAAAACCACTGCATAAAGCGGGCAGGCGTGGCGGGGATACGAGCGCGCGCTTGTGGCTTTGAATACTCAAATCATGTAATGTTAATTGTCCAAGCTCAGATGTTATTTTAGAATCGTAGTTCACTAGAACTGTGTTAATTGGGAAGTATTCATGGATAAACAACGTGCTTCACAAGTTTTTGTGCCTGGCGGTATGCCGAAATTGACTTATGTTGAGCGCTCTGAAGGAGAGGTTCATGGAAAACTGGAGAGTGCTAAAGATAATTTATGTAAGTTAGTGACTTTAACTGGGCAAACAAAGTCTGGTAAGACTGTAATTACAAGAATGGTATTCCCAGTCATGGACGATGATGTTGTATGGATTGACGGTGGGAGTATTACAACTGAAGATGATATTTGGGAGCAGGTATTAGAAAAACTAAATGGCTACCATAGTATTGAAGTTAATTCTGGAGAAAATAGTGCTATTGCAGTTAGTGGTAAGGTATCGGGGACCGCAAGTGCATTAGTTGTTAAAGGTACAGGTGAGGCTGGTTTAGTTCAGACGGATGGAAAGTCAAATGGTAATAAAAAATCGCGAACGATATCCGCAAAAAGTTCTGCACTAAAAGTTCTCTCTCAAACCAAGTCTAGTCTTATAATTGATGACTTTCATTACCTTGATCGTGACCTACAAGGTAACTTTATTAGAGCGATAAAACCATTAGTTTTTGATGGAGTACCAGTTGTACTGATAGCCATTCCACATCGAAGGTATGATGCTGTAAAAGTTGAAAAAGAAATTACCGGACGGCTAGAAAATATTTCCATGCCTTCGTGGGAAATGGATGAACTAAAACAAATAGCAAAAGTGGGATTTCCTCTGTTAAACATGGAAGTTAGTGATTCAGTAATTGATAAAATTGCCAATGAATCATTGGGAAGCCCTCATTTAATGCAAGAGTTTTGCAAGGCTATATGCTTAGCAAATAATGTTAAAGAAACTTTGCCGAGTAAGTTAGTTATTAATTCTTTAGATGATGATATTTTTAGAAAGGTTGCAGAATCCACTGGGAAAATAGTATTTGATAAGTTAGCTAGTGGCCCTAATCAGCGAACTGACAGAATTCCTAGAAAACTGAAAAGTGGTGAGGAAGTAGATATATATAAAGTTGTATTATATGCATTGTCACATATGAAACCAGGAATGCAAAGTATTCAGTATGAGGAGTTAAGATCAGCCATACGCGAACTGGTGCAAGATGCTCCTCCACAAGCTCATGAGGTTACTCGTGTTATAGAAAAAATGGCTAAAATAGCTGCTACGGAAGAAGCTTCAACTCCTGTAATAGATTGGGATAAGGAGGACCGAAAGTTGCATATTACTGATCCATTTTTTGCTTTTTATCTAAAATGGCGATAAAGGTTCTGGCTGCCAAACTGGCAGCCTTAAAGCTAATTTGAATGAAGTTTATATTCTTCGAACTGTATCACTTTTTCTTTTAACCAAACATTTAACTCTTCAAATCTTTTTTGCAATGGTATTAGTTCATTGCGTACAAATACATTACTTGCCTTCTCCACATCCCCAAACCCCCCAACATTATTTGGCATTATCCCCATCATCTGTGGCGGCACGCGGTGTGCCGCCATCATGTCATCGCGACTAACATTTTTGATATTCAGAAATTCATCCTTCGCTGCGACTTCTGACAACGGGATAATCTGAAGTCCGTCTTTTTTACCATTAGGCGAGTACATAAACAGATTGCGGAAGTTACCCGGACCTTTGGCGCTTTTCATTGCGTTGCGGAGGTTGTTCACATCCTCCTGGTTCTGCGCGGCATCGGTCATGTACATGATGAAGCCGGCATGACTGCCGTTAATGTAATACTTGCGGCGGAACAGCGTGGCGGACTCGTTGAGCAAAGCGGATGGGATGGCAGAAAGATAGCCGGGCAGGCCGTAGATCTCCTGGTTGATGTCCGGTTCCATCAGATGAAAAATGCTGCCTTTCGTGAACTGATACGGCTGGGTTGTCATACCGTATTGCACAAACCAGTAGGTATCCAGGTCTAACCCGCGTCGGGTGTATTTTGCCAGCGCAGGCTCAAGGGCGATAACTTCACCGAATCGGTTCGTGCGTTTCTCCAGGTAGGCGTTACCAAATACCAGATAGTCCTGTACAAAACGCGAAAAAGCCTGTTGGCTGAGCAGCGGATGAGGGATATAGGTACTGGTCAGAATGTTGCACTTTACTGCAATCGGGGAACTGTGATGCACGGCAGCCCGGAAGGTGCGCGCCAGTCCGTCAAAACTTACGGGTGGCTCGTACCAACGCTCCATCTGTACGCATTCCACATAGTCCAGCAGTTCGCGGCGGTCCAGAACAGGAACGGGATCACCGAAGCTGAATGCTTCGGCTGAAGTCTGGCTTTTATGCTGGATCTGTTTCGTCGACGCAGCGCGGTTCTTCTTACTCTTTCCCATCAAAAAATCTCCACAATATTGCTGGTATTGGCGGACTCGCCCTGCAGCGGTTCGTTAAACAGTGCGTGCATTGTTGCCCAGGCCAGATCGGCATGGCTGGCTTCTTCGCTGCGGCTGGCTTCATAGGTCGGGCGGTTGCCACTGGCAGTGGTAGCGCGACGGATTGCCATAAATGACTGCGCAATGTCGGTGTGCCCGGCGTCAAACTCCAGACGGCGGTGGCTGATAATGTCGTAGGCCTTGAGTACCAGGGCGTTTTTAACATTGGGGTTGTAGACAAACTCCCGGACGGCAGGAAAGAACGCTTTCACGTTCTCATAAACCCCGTGACCAACGCCGGTTGAGTCGATACCGATATAGGTCACGTTGTACTGTTCGGTCAGTTTTTTGATGGCGTCAGCCTGGGCGCGGAAGTCCATCCCGCGCCACTGGTGACGCTCAAGAATGCGGAACTTACCACCAGGCACGGCTGGCGGTGCCACCACCACGCATCCGGCGCTGTCGCCGTTTTGCGTACCTTTTGCCGGGTCATAACCGATCCACACTTCGCGCCAGCCAAACGGGCGCAGAGCCAGTGCATGAAAGTCGGTCCAGACTTCCCAGCTGTCCACCATGCACGCCTGCAGCTCGCTGAGCGGAAATACGGACGCGAGATCGTCCACAAACTCGCACATCAGCAGGTTCTGGTATTCGTCCGGGCTGTACTCCATGCGCAACTGGTCAAGGTCGAACAGGTTACAGCCGCCGCGCACCGCATCTTCCACGGTGACTATCTGGCGGTATTGCCCGTCTGCGCACAGCAGGCCGGGGGCCAGATTGCTGTGGGACAGGTCGATGTCCACCTTGTCGGCCTTGTTGCGCCCACGGTTGAACAGCGCACCGGACCAGAACGGATAAGCACTGTGTGTCAGGCTGGATGGCGTGGAAAAATAGGTTTGTCGCCATTTTTTGTGAATAGCCATACCGGATGCCACTTTGCGCAGCTCCTGGAATTTCGGTATCCAGAAATATTCATCCAGATACAGGTTGCCGTGATAACTCTGGGCCGTGCGGGCATTGGTGCCGAGGAAGTAAAGCGTGGCCCCGTTAGGAAGCACCATCGGATCGCCTTTCAACTCCACCCCCACTTCTTTGGCGAAGTCGATGATGTACTGCTTAAAGACGTGGGCCTGTGCCTTGCTGGCGGAAAGGAAAATCTGGTTACGTCCGGTAAGCAGGGCGTCAATCAGGGCTTCACGGGCAAAGTAAAAGGTCGCGCCGATCTGGCGTGACTTCAGCAGGTTGCGGATGCGGTTGGTTTTTCCGGCTTCCCACCAGTGGCGCTGGTAGTTGAACATGGAGGAATGGAAGATTTCTTCCAGCTTCTCAATCTGCTCATCGGTGAAAACATTCTTTTCCGGCTGACGGCGTGGGCCTTTATTGCGGTTGGCGACGTTAGGGTTTAAGTCGGCTTCGTTGCCGCCATTGTTAAACTTGCCGATCCGCGCGTGGCGCTCCGACTGGCGCGCCAGCAGGTCAATCTCTTTGAAATCTTTCCCTTCTTTGTGCTCCTTCATGATGAGCTGGCAGTAGCGTGCGGCGGTGGTGAGCTGCATCTGATCCAGCGGCCCATAGTCACCCCACTTGTCGCGTTTTTTCCAGCTGTGAACGGTTGCAACTTTCTCGCCCAGCATTTCAGCAATGCGGGCTACGCGGTATCCCTGAAAGTACAGCAGCATGGCCTGCCGACGGGGATCGAGATCTGCGGGTGTCAGTGTGGTGTTCATGGCACAAACCTACAACCTTGAATGAAGGCTTTCCCCGCCTGCGGTTTGTGTGGTTGTCGGTACAAATACCGCGCATTGTTTCACTGCCCCCATCACCGCAACCATAAGGCTCCAGTAAGTTTTTTCTAACGGAGCACGGCTCATGACAGTGAAAGCAAAGCGTTTTCGCATCGGGGTGGAAGGTGCCACCACCGACGGACGCGAAATCCAGCGTGAATGGCTGGAACAGATGGCAGCCAGCTACAACCCGGCGGTGTATACCGCGCTGATTAACCTTGAGCACATCAAGTCTTATCTGCCGGACAGCACCTTTAACCGCTACGGCAAGGTGACGGCGCTGTTTGCTGAAGAAATCAAGGAAGGTCCGCTGGCAGGCAAGATGGCGCTGTATGCCGACGTTGAGCCAACGGAGTCCCTGGTGGAACTGGTGAAAAAAGGCCAGAAATTATTCACATCTATGGAAGTTAGCCCGAAGTTCGCTGATACGGGCAAAGCCTACCTGGTCGGCCTGGCTGCCACTGATGACCCTGCCAGTCTGGGCACTGAAATGCTGACATTCAGCGCCAGTGCAGCCCATAACCCGCTGGCAAACCGCAAGCAGAATCCCGCCAATCTTTTTACCGCTGCAGAGGAAACGGTGATCGAACTGGAAGAAATCCAGGATGACAAACCGTCCCTGTTTGCCCGTGTCACGGCGCTGTTCACCAAAAAAGAGCAGTCCGATGACGCCCGGTTCTCTGATGTGCATAAGGCCGTGGAACTGGTCGCCACTGAGCAGCAGAACCTGAGTGCGCGCACCGAAAAATCCCTGTCTGAGCAGGAAGAACGCCTGTCTGAGCTGGAGACTGCCCTGCAGGCACAGCAGACCGCCTTTAACGAACTGGTGGACAAGCTGAGCCATGAAGACAGCCGCCAGGACTACCGCCAGCGTGCAACAGGCGGTAACGCCCCCGCTGACACTCTGACCAATTGCTGATGGAGCACAAACCTGATGAAGAAGAATACCCGCTTTGCTTTTAACGCTTATCTGCAGCAACTGGCGCGTCTGAACGGTGTGGCAGTTGAAGAACTGTCCAGCAAGTTCACCGTAGAGCCGTCCGTGCAGCAGACATTGGAAGACCAGATCCAGCAGTCCGCCGCTTTCCTGACGCTGATTAACGTCACGCCAGTGACTGAGCAGTCCGGTCAGCTGCTGGGGTTGGGAGTTGGCAGCACCATTGCCGGAACCACTGATACCACCGCGAAAGAGCGTGAACCTGTCGATCCGACGCTGATGGTCGATGTGGAATATAAATGCGAGCAGACCAACTTTGACACGGTACTGACCTACGCGAAGCTGGACCTGTGGGCGAAGTTTCAGGATTTCCAGGTGCGTATCCGTGACGCCATCGTGAAACGTCAGGCACTGGACCGCATCATGATCGGCTTTAACGGCGTGAAGCGTGCGAAAACCTCCAACCGTAGTGAAAACCCGCTGCTGCAGGATGTGAACAAAGGCTGGCTGCAGAAAATCCGTGAGGATGCACCGGATCACGTCATGGGCAGCACCACCACGGGCGGCGAAACCACACCGGGTGCGGTGAAAGTCGGGAAAGGTGGCGAATATGCCAACCTGGACGCTGTGGTGATGGATGCCGTCAATGAGCTTATCGACGTGGTTTACCAGGACGATGACGATCTGGTGGTGATTTGCGGTCGTGAACTGCTGTCTGACAAGTATTTCCCGCTGGTCAACAAAGAGCAGGAAAACAGTGAAAAACTGGCTGCCGATATGATCATCAGTCAGAAACGCATGGGTGGCCTGCAGGCCGTGCGTGCGCCGTTCTTCCCGCCGAATGCGCTGCTGATCACCCGTCTGGATAACCTGTCCATTTACTGGCAGGAGGACACCCGCCGCCGTTCGGTTATCGACAACCCGAAACGTGACCGGATTGAAAACTTTGAATCCGTTAACGAAGCCTATGTGGTTGAGGACTACCGCTGCGCAGCACTGGTGGAAAACATCCAGATTGGCGACTTCAGCGCCGCCGCCGCAGAAGCCGGAGCATAAACCATGAGCCTGAGTCCCGCACGGCAGCATCGCCTGCGCGTTCAGGCTGAACAGGCCGCCCGCGAGGGCGGCAGTGTTCGCCACGCGTCGGGCTATGACCTGATGCTGCTGCAACTGGCGGAAGACCGCCGCCGTCTCAAGGGCGTTCAGTCCACGGTCAAAAAAGCGGAAATCAAGGTGGAGCTGCTGCCGAAGTACGCCGCCTGGGCAGAGGGTGTCCTGGCTGCCGGAGGCGCTCAACAGGATGACGTGCTGATGTACGTGATGCTGTGGCGCATTGATGCCGGAGATTATGCCGGGGCGCTGGAGATCGGGCGTCATGCCCTGCGTCATGGCTGGGTGATGCCGCTGGGTAACCGCAACGTGCAGACCGTGCTGGCAGAGGAAATGGCAGATGCAGCCCAGAGCGCAATGCTTGCCGCCACCGGCTTTGATGCCGATCTGTTGCTGCAGACGCTGGAGCTGACAGACGGTATGGATATGCCGGACCAGTCACGGGCGCGTCTGCATAAAGCGATTGGCGCTGTCCTGAGTGAAAACAATCCGGCGTCCGCCCTTAATCATCTCAACCATGCGTTACAGCTCGATCCCCGCTGTGGCGTGAAAAAAGACAAACAGCAGCTGGAGCGCAGACTGCGCAATGACAGCCGCTGACAGAACGTGCCCCCGCGCACGGGCGGCACGGGGTGGCGAAAGGCACTGCCACATCAAAGCCCCGTCCACCGCCCTCTATTTCAGGAGAAAGCAGCATGAAGTTTGTTGCGCCAGAACAGGCACCGGAACAGGCGGAAATCATCAGGAATACGCCGTTCTGGCCTGATGTGGACCTGTCGGAGTTTCGCAGCGTGATGCGCACTGACGGCACGGTGACGCAGCCGCGTTTAAAACAGGTTGCCCTGTCGGCAATTTCGGAGGTCAACGCAGAGCTGTATGAGTTTCGCAGACGCCAGCAGATGCTGGGGTATGCGTCGCTGGCTGAGGTTCCGGCGGAACAGCTGGACGGCAAAAGTGAGCGCATCCAACACTATTTCAACGCGGTTTACTGCTGGGCACGCGCCATGCTCAACGAACGATACCAGGACTATGACGCCACGGCATCCGGTGTGAAGCGAGGCGAGGAGCTGGCGGAATCCAGCGGTGATTTGTGGCGTGACGCCCGCTGGGCCATCAGCCGGGTGCAGGATGCGCCGCACTGCACAGTGGAGCTTATCTGATGAAAGTGCGTGCGCATCAGTATGACACGGTGGACGCGCTTTGCTGGCGTCATTACGGGCGCACGCAGGGTGTCACGGAGCAGGTACTGAAGGCAAATCCGGGGCTTGCCGAATATGGCCCCTTTTTACCTCACGGGCTGCAGGTGGAGCTGCCGGACATTCCGACCACCACCACCGTGCAGACCGTCCAGCTATGGGACTGAATTATGACGCTTGAGCGAATCAGCGCCTTTATCACGTATTGCATCGCCGTCGTGCTGGCCTGGCTGGGCGATTTGTCCATCAAGGATGCCTCAACGCTGGGCGGCCTGATGATTGGTGTGCTGATGCTGGCTATCAACTGGTACTACAAACACAAAGCCTACCAGCTTCTGCGCGACGGGCAGATCTCGCGGGAGGACTATGAATCCATCAATCGTTAAACGCTGCCTTGTCGGGGCCGTGCTGGCTATTGCTGCCACGCTGCCGGGTTTTCAGCAGCTTCACACCTCCGTGGAGGGGCTGAAACTGATTGCAGATTACGAAGGCTGTCGTCTGCAGCCGTATCAGTGCAGCGCGGGCGTCTGGACCGACGGCATTGGTAACACGTCAGGCGTCATTCCCGGCAAAACCATTACGGAACGACAGGCAGCAGAAGGACTGATTTCCAACGTGCTGCGTGTGGAGCGGGCGCTGGAAAGGTGTGTGAAACAACAGCCGCCGCAGAAGGTATATGACGCTGCGGTATCGTTTGCCTTCAACGTGGGAACGGGCAATGCCTGCAGTTCCACGCTGGTGAAATTACTCAATCAGCGGCGCTGGGCGGATGCGTGCCGACAGTTGCCGCGCTGGGTTTATGTGAAAGGTGTGTTTAATCAGGGGCTGGATAACCGCCGTGCGCGGGAGATGGCCTGGTGTTTACAGGGAGCAAACTGAAATGAAAAAGAAATTAATCAGCGGGCTGTTTCTGATGTTATGGATGGCGCTGTTAATCGCAGCAATGGTGTATCCGCAGGGGATTTTTCCGGTACTGGCAGCGTCCGGCGTTTGGGTAGCCTGTTTACTGACATGGGCGGTAATTCCGGTAGCACTGGCTGCGTTAATTAAGAATGGCCCGCTCTGGCAGGAGTTGAGGGCATCTTTGCTTAAGACCATTACCCGAAAAAAAAACGTATTTATCAGCTGGGTGATGCGATTGCTGATTGTCGTAAGTCTCGCCTGGACGGGGTGGGCTATTACCCTGGTCTTTTATCTACTGACCGTTATTGCCTTCTGGATCACCCGTAATCAGATGGCGCAACAGGTAGCAGCATGAACCGGTTGCTGCTGGTTGTGCTGACGTTATTACTGGCGGCGCTGGGCTGGCAGACGTGGCGGCTGGCTGATGCCAGCCAGACCATCAGCACGCAGGCAGACGAGCTGCAGAGCAAAAGCCAGGCACTGGCAAAGAGCAATAGCCAGCTTATCAGCCTGTCCATTCTGACTGAAACCAATAACCGGGAGCAGGCGCGGCTCTATGCCGAAGCAGAACAGACCAGCACTCTGCTGAGACAACGACAACACCGGATCGAGGAACTGAAACGTGAGAACGAGGATTTACGCCGCTGGGCTGATACTCCTTTGCCTGCTGACATTATCCGGCTGCGGAAACGTCCGGCACTCACCGGAGGTATGGCTTACCGTCAGTGGTTGTCCGCGAGTGACGCCGTGTCGGCTGGATCAGACAACGCCGCGCACTAACGGTGATCTGAACGCGTTGCTGGATGAAACGGAGGCCGCCTGGGCGGTCTGTGCAGACAAAGTGGACATGATTATTGCGTGTCAGGAGCGAAACAGTGAACAAACCACAATCCCTGCGCCACGCCCTCAATAAAGCAGTGCCTTATGTCCGCAATAACCCGGACAAACTGCATCTGTTTGTGGATAACGGTTCGCTGGTTGCCACGGGGGCCAGCTCCATGTCGTGGGAGTACCGTTACACACTGAACGCGGTGATTGAGGATTTCAGCGGCGACCAGAATCTGCTGATGGCCCCGGTTTTGCTGTGGCTGAGGGATAACCAGCCCGATGCCATCAATAACCCGGCGTTACGGGAAAAGCTATTCACCTTTGAGGTGGATATTCTGCGCAACGATGTCTGTGATATCAGCCTGAACCTGCAACTGACGGAACGTGTGCTGGTCAGCACTGACGGCAGTGTGTCGAGCGTTGAAGCTATAGCGGAACCTGATGCACCTGAAGAAATGTGGACGGTGAAACGTGGCTGAACTGCAGAAGGTGGACGACTGGCTGAGTGCCTTGCTGGCGAATCTGGAACCAGCCACGAGAAGCCGCATGATGCGCCAGCTGGCGCAGGAACTTCGCCGGACACAGCAGCAGAATATCAGGATGCAGCGCAACCCTGACGGCAGCAGCTATGAACCGCGACGGGTAACAGCACGCAGTAAAAAAGGCCGTATCAAACGTCAGATGTTTGCAAAGCTGCGCACCACAAAATACCTGAAAACTGCCGCCAGCACCGACTCTGCCAGCGTGCAGTTTGAAGGCAAAGTGCAGCGCATTGCCCGCGTTCACCATTACGGCCTGCGAGATCGCGTCAGTCGTAAGGGACCGGAGGTGCGTTACGCAGAGCGTCGCCTTCTGGGTGTAAATGATGATGTTGAGGCAATGACTCGCGACATGATTCTGCAATGGCTGGCGGGGTGATCTTTGTATCAGCACTGATACAAGTTGCAGCACTGCCGCCTTTCTTCCCCTGATGGCAACCTTTCCCTATGAACGCACAATTAACCGAAATCATGCGCCTTATCACCAACCTGATCCGCACAGGGGTAGTCACCGAAGTGGACAGGGAAAACTGGCTTTGCCGGGTGAAAACGGGCGAGCTTGAAACCAACTGGATCAGCTGGCTGACGCTGCGTGCCGGGAATGCCCGTACATGGTGGCGACCATCGGAAGGTGAGCAGGTGGTGCTGCTGAGTCTGGGCGGCAATCTGGAAACCGCCTTTGCGCTGCCCGCTGTCTATTCGAATCAGTTCGCACCACCGTCGACGTCGGCGGACGCCTGCGTGACAGAACATCCTGACGGTGGCTGGTTTGAATACGAACCCGCCACCGGGCGCTGGTATGTCAGGGGCATCAAATCCATGGTCATTGAGGCCGCTGACAATATCACCCTGAAAACCAGTGAGTTTGTACTGGAGGCTGACCGCACGCGCATTAACAGCGAAGTTGTGATCAATGGTGGCGTTACCCAGGGCGGCGGAGCGATGAGTTCTAACGGGATCGTGGTTGATGCGCATCAGCATACTGGCGTCCTGAAAGGCGGCGATACAACCGGAGGCCCGGTATGACGCTTTATAGCGGGATGAACAATACCAGCGGCAAAGTCATTACTGATATTGATCATCTGCGCCAGTCGGTGCGGGACATTCTGCTGACACCGCAGGGTAGCCGTATTGCCCGCCGGGAATATGGTTCCCTCCTGTCGGTTTTAATAGATCAGCCACAAAATCCGGCATTACGCCTGCAGGTCATGTCGGCAGTGTATGTGGCGCTGAGTCGCTGGGAGCCACGGCTGACGCTGGATTCCATCACCATCAACAGCAACTTTGACGGTTCTATGGTGGTGGAGCTGACCGGGCGGCGGAATAACGGTGTGCCTGTGTCCCTTTCCGTATCAACAGGAGCAGAGAATGGCAGTGATTGACCTTTCGCAGTTGCCTGCGCCGCAGATTGTGGATGTGCCGGACTTTGAGGCGCTGCTTGCCGAACGCAAGGCCGAATTTGTGGCGCTTCATCCGAAAGATGAGCAGGAAGCAGTGATCCGCACTCTGGAACTGGAATCTGAACCCGTCACCAAATTGCTGCAGGAGAACGCTTACCGTGAGTTGCTTCTGCGCCAGCGCATTAACGAAGCCGCGCAGGCTGTGATGGTGGCTTACGCGATGGGCAGCGATCTTGACCAGCTCGCTGCCAACTACAACGTGAAACGCCTGACGGTGACGCCTGCTGATAATGACGCTGTGCCGCCCGTTGCAGCTGTGATGGAAAGCGATGAAGCGTTACGCCTGCGTGTGCCTGCAGCCTTTGAAGGGCTTTCAGTTGCGGGGCCAACTGCAGCTTATGAATTTCATGCCCGAAGCGCCGACGGTCGGGTGGCGGATGCCAGTGCAACCAGCCCGGCACCTGCAGAGGTGGTGCTGACTGTCCTTAGCCGCGAAGGCGATGGAACTGCAGAAAAAGACCTGCTGGACGTGGTGGAAAAAGCTCTGAACAGTGAGAACGTCCGCCCGGTGGCTGACCGTCTTACGGTTCGCAGCGCAGAAATCATCCCGTATCGCGTGGAAGCCACCATTTTTCTCTATCCTGGACCGGAAGCAGAGCCGGTAATGGCAGCGGCAAAAGCCAGCCTGCAGAAGTACATCGCCAGTCAGACGCGTCTTGGTCGGGATATTCGCCGTAGCGCCATCTTTGCCGCCCTGCATGTTGAGGGTGTGCAGCGTGTGGAGCTGGCTTCTCCTCTGGCGGATGTGGTCCTGAACAAAACACAGGCGGCATCATGTACGCAGTGGAGCGTAACCAACGGAGGAACGGATGAATAGTCTGCTGCCACCGGGTTCAACACCACTGGAGCGCCGACTGGCGCAAACCTGCAGCGGGATTTCTGATTTGCAGGTGCCGCTGCGTGACTTGTGGAATCCGGCAACCTGTCCGGTCAGTTTCCTGCCTTATCTCGCCTGGGCGTTCTCTGTGGATCGCTGGGACGAGGGCTGGACAGAAAGCGTCAAACGCCAGGTGGTGAAGGATGCTTTTTATATTCATCAGCATAAAGGGACCACCAGTGCCGTGCGGCGGGTGGTGGAGCCGTTCGGCTTTCTGATCCGCATTATTGAGTGGTGGCAGACCGGAGAGGCACCGGGCACGTTTCGCCTGGATATCGGCGTGCAGGACCAGGGCATCACTGAAGATACCTATCTGGAACTTGAGCGACTGATAAGCGATGCCAAACCATGTAGCCGCCACATGATCGGCATGTCCATCAATCTGCAGATCAGCGGCCCGCATTGGGTGGGAGCCGCCAGCTATCTTGGCGAAGAAATCACGATCTATCCGTATATCAACGAAACGATTATTTCCGGTGGCACCGCGCATGAAGGCGGGGCGGTCCATGTTATTGACACAATGAGAGTGAATCCATGAGCACAAAATTTTATACCCTGCTGACGGATATTGGCGCGGCGAAACTTGCCAGCGCCGCCGCGCTCGGTGTGCCTTTAAAAATTACCCATATGGCGGTCGGCGATGGCGGCGGAACATTGCCAACGCCGGACGCAAAGCAGACAGCATTGGTAAATGAGAAACGCCGGGCTGCGCTGAATATGCTCTATATCGACCCGCAGAACAGCAGCCAGATTATTGCCGAACAGGTGATCCCAGAAAACGAGGGCGGTTGGTGGATACGTGAAGTGGGCCTGTTTGATGAGTCCGGGGCATTGATTGCCGTGGGCAACTGCCCGGAAAGCTATAAGCCACAACTGGCTGAAGGCAGCGGGCGCACCCAGACCGTGCGCATGGTGCTGATTACCAGCAGTACGGACAATATCACCCTGAAAATCGACCCTGCTGTCGTGCTGGCAACCCGTCATTATGTAGATCAACAAATAGAAATTCATGAGCAATCGCGCCGCCATCCTTCTGCGTCTTTGACAGAAAAGGGATTTGTACGTCTGTATAGCGGTGTGGAAAGCAATGATGAAACAGTCGCTGCAACGCCA